GACGGGCGCGCTCCAAAAGCGCGGGCGTCAGGTCGAGGCCAGAAACCCTTGCCCCGCGCCGCGCTGCGGTGATCGCCACGACCCCGGTTCCGCAGCCGACGTCGAGCACGCGTTCTCCCTCTGCGACCTGCGCGAACTTCACCAGCTTGGCGGCCGGCATCGTCGTGAAGATCTCGACAGGCGCGAATACGGACCAGCCTTCTTGCTGGGCAGCCTTGAAACCTGCAAAAGGATCATCAGTCTTGGAGCCCTCCGGGGTTAGGTTCTGACCCGCACCTTGAGGGAGGTTAGAGGAGGTGCGGTTCCGCAGCAAGCAGGGTGGAGTTGTGCGGTTGGTTCGGCGGGAGTCCAGGGTAGCGGGGAAGGACTCCACAACCGAAACGGGAGCCTGTACCCGCCTTCTCAAGGTGAGAGCATACGATTCGCTGCGGAAGTCGACACGGCGTGCAGCTGAAATTTGGGATCGGAACTCTTTGTGTTGACATTTGTTAACAGGCATCTCATTCTCGGGTGGGCTCGATGAGCCGTCCGCGACACCCGAACAAGGAAATTGAAGCGGCGGTTGCTCATCTGGAGTCGCTTGGCTGGACGTGGGCAAGCCCTGGGAACAGCGCTCATGCGTGGGGAAGGATCAGCTGCCCGCATCATGATCGAACGGGGTGCCAATATTCCATCTGGTCCACGCCGAGATCGCCTGAGGACCACGCGCGGCAGCTTCTTCAATACGGCAAGCGCTGTGGTCATAGCAGGGAGTAGGCAGGCCATGGAAAAGTTCGAGTTCTCAGTCATAGCCTCGGGCGTCGACCATGAAGCGGACGATTTCGAGGATCGCTTTTTCGAGGCCGGCTGTGACGACGCAACGATCGGCTTTTCGCGCGGATCCGTCATCCTGCATTTTGCACGCGAGGCCGCGTCGCTGAATGATGCAATCCAATCGGCGATCGAGAATGTCAGGGCGGCGGGCGCCCATGTCGACCGCATCGAGCCAGACCATCTCGTCAGCCTGTCGGAGATCGCCGCGCGCTCGGGCCTCACCCGTGCGGCAGCGACGAATTACGCCAAGGGCGAGCGCGGGAAGGGCTTCCCGCATCCCGTCGCACGGGTCACGTCCGAAAGCCCGCTATGGGACTGGGTGCAAGTCGCCGAATGGCTCGCCGACAGGGGAAAGCTCAGGGCCCGGGAAGTCGAGGCCGCGAGGGTGGTGCGGGACCATAACTTGGCGTTGGAGGCTCCTGCGCCGCGAGCGGATGCGGCACGGCGCTTTGCCTGATTGGACGGCACCGGAGGTTAGGGAGCGATACTTTTCCCGGAAAAAATTCCTATTTCCCATTGACACCGCAACGGTCCTCTGATAGGTTTTGGTCATCGTCGGAAAAGTGCGACGCGGTGAGGCCCGGTTCCCCCGGGCCTTTTTGATTCCAGCGGCAATTCGGGGCTTCGGGCGGCTGGCGTGAACGACGGGCCGACGCTTCGCGCCTGGCGCGGACGCCGCGGCAGTCGATCCAATCGACATTCAAACCACGCAGCCTACGCACGGATCGGCTGCGACCTACAGGACAATCGGATGGCTATCAAATCCAATGCGGCGGGACGCTGGCAGGCCTGCGCCCTGCTGGCGCGCGACTATGGCGTGCCGGCGAAGCTGATCGCATCGGCGACGGGCCTCGGCCTTAAGGTGTGCACGGGCAGGCTGACACGCGAGGGCATCGACCCCGAAGGCGGCGGCATGCGGGAGCGGATCTACCGGACCTTGTCGGAGCAGCTCCGCGCCGTGCAGACGATGCTGGCCGGCGGCGAACTCGACAAGGGGCGGCTCGATGCGCTGACGGCCTATATCCGCGCGGTGGAACGGGTGCTCGGGCTGCTTTCGCGCGACGAATTGCGCGACGCGGCGCCGGAAGGGCAGGGCGGCCTGCCGGCATTAAACCCGGCTGACCTCGCCGGAGTGCTTCACAGAATAGAGACGAGGATTGAAGAGCTTGCCAGACAGCGCGCCGCCGACCTGGTCGAGGAAGACATTCTCCGACAGGGAGGCGCTGGCGGCGGAGCGTGAATGGCGCTTCCGCGGACGCGTCAGTCAGCAGCCGCCGCGCGGGACCTGGCGCACCTGGCTGGTCATCGGCGGACGCGGCTCCGGCAAGACGCGGCTCGGGGCGGAATGGGTCGGCGCGATGGCGCTGGGCCTGCCGCCCTTCACGGATGCGCCGGTCGGCCATATCGCGCTCGTCGGCGAAACGCTGGGCGATGTGCGCGAGGTGATGATCGAGGGGCCGTCTGGCATCATGCAGGTCTCCCGCGCCGCCCGTCCGCGTATCGAGGTGACCCGACGGCGGCTCGTCTGGGATGCGACCGGCGCGGTCGCCTCCATGTTCTCCTCGGAGGACCCGGAGAGCCTGCGCGGGCCGCAATTCGACGCCGCCTGGTGCGACGAATTCGGGAAGTGGAAGAACCTCGATGCCACCTGGGACATGCTGCAATTCGGTCTGAGGCTGGGCTCGGGCCCGCGCGCGCTGGTCACGACCACCCCCCGCCCGTTGCCGATGATGCGGCGGCTTCTCGCCGACCCCTCCGTGCCGGTCACCCGTCTCAAGACCGCGGAGAATGCGCAGAACCTCGCGCCCGGCTTCATCGCGGCGATCGCCGAGCGCTACGGCGGAACGCGGCTCGGCCGGCAGGAGCTCGATGGCGAGATGATCGAGGAGCGCGCCGATGCGCTCTGGTCGCGCGCCCTGATCGAGGCGGTGGCGACGACGGCCCACCCGCCGCTCGCCCGCATCGTGGTCGCGGTCGATCCGCCGGCGAGCGCCAACGGGAAGTCCGATGCCTGCGGCATCGTCGCGGCGGGCATTGACGAGGACGGGCGCGGCTGGGTGATCGCCGACGAGAGCTTCGGGCCGGCCAAGCCGCATGAATGGGCGAGGCGCGCCGTCTCGCTGTTCCACCTGCTGGAGGCAGACCGGATCGTCGCGGAGGTCAACCAGGGCGGCGACATGGTGGCCGCCGTGATCGCGGGCGAGGACGCGGACGTGCCGGTGCGCAAGGTGCATGCCAATCGCGGCAAGTGGCTGCGCGCCGAGCCGGTCGCCGCCCTCTATGAGCGCGGCCGCGTGCGCCACGCCGGGCGCTTTCCGGCGCTGGAGGACGAGATGTGCGATTTCGGCCCCGACGGGCTCTCCTCCGGCCGCTCGCCGGACCGCATGGACGCGCTCGTCTGGGCGCTGTCGGAACTGATGCTCGGCGGTGGCGGAAGCCCGAGGGTGAGAACGGTGGGGTGAGAGGAGGGCAGCCAAGTTGGACGAGAGGCTGCACCGCCGCACCCCCCTCTGGGCTGCCGGACATCTCCCCCTCAAAGGGGGAGATGAGCGGTGGCTATTCGGCGGCCAGTCCGATTTTGCAGAAGAGGGCGACGCGCTTGATGCAACCTGATCTCCCCCCTTGAGGGGGAGACGTCCGGCAGGACAGAGGGGGGTGAAGCCATCTCAAATAGATGCTGCCGGCGGCGAAGGTCACCTCCGGTATGCAAATAGAACGCGCGCTCCAAAATCGAACAGAGAACAGAAAGGCCAACCATGCCATTCAACTGGCTGCGGCGTTCGCGCGTCGGAGAGACGACGCCGCGCGTCGAGAAAAAGGCGGCGACCGGGTTCGTCGCCTTCGAGATCGGGCGCGGCGCGCAATGGTCGGGCAGGGATTATGCGGGGCTGTCGCGCGAGGGCTTCATGCGCAATCCGGTCGCCCATCGCTGCGTGCGGCTGGTCGCCGAGACCGCCGCAGCCGTCCCCTGGCTCCTCTATGAGGGCGCGGTGGAGCACGATAACCATCCGATGCTCGACCTGGTGACGGCGCCCAACGCCGCGCAGCCGGGCGGGCCGTTCTTCGAGGCGCTTTACGGCTACCTGCTCCTCTCCGGCAACGCCTATGTGGAGCGGATCGAGGGACCGGGCGGCACGCGCGAACTGCATCTCCTGCGCCCCGACCGGGTGACGGTGGAAGCCGACAACGCCGGTTGGCCGGTTGCGCTCGCCTACCGCGCCGGCGGGGCAAAGCGCCTGATCCCGCTCGACGGGACGGGCGGGCCGCAGGCACTCCACCTGAAGCTGTTCCATCCGCTTGACGACCAGTACGGCTTTCCGCCGCTCGAGGCCGCCTCGATGGCGCTCGACATCCACAATGCCGCCGGGCGCTGGAACAAGGCGCTGCTGGACAATTCCGCCCGGCCTTCCGGCGCGCTGGTTTATGCGCCGAAGGATGGCGGCAACCTGACGGAAGACCAGTTCGAGCGTCTGAAGACCGAACTTGAGGACGGTTATACCGGCGCGGTGCGCGCCGGACGGCCGCTGCTGCTGGAAGGCGGGCTCGACTGGAAGGCGATGGGCCTGTCGCCTCGCGACATGGATTTCATCGAGGCCAAGAATGCCGCAAGCCGCGACATCGCACTCGCCTTCGGGATACCGCCGATGCTTCTCGGAATCCCGGGCGACAACACCTACGCCAACTATGCCGAGGCGAACCGGGCCTTCTACCGGCTGACCGTGTTGCCGCTGATCGACCGCACCGCGCGCGCCCTGTCGGCCTGGCTCGGCCCGGTCTTCGGCGGCGATCTGCGCCTTGTCCATGACCTCGACCGCATCGACGGGCTCTCGGCCGAGCGCGACGCGCTGTGGCAGCGCTTATCGGACGCGGCCTTCCTGACTGAGGACGAAAAGCGCGAGGCGGTCGGCTATCCGCCGCGCACGGTCGCCGGATGACGAGGAAGAACAACGGGATGGAACCGATGCCTGAATCAATGTCGCAGCGGCCGAGGGGCTTGGAGCGCAAATATGCGGGGCTGGCGCTCCAGGCGGTCGAGATCGACGGCTCGTTCTCCGGCTATGCGAGCCTGTTCGGCGTGCCCGATCTCGGCCGCGACGTGGTGGAGCGCGGCGCCTTCGCCCGCTCGCTTGCCCGCCGGGGCGTCTCGGGCATCCGCATGCTCTACCAGCACGATCCGGCCGAGCCCATCGGGGTGTGGACCACGATCAGGGAAGACGCGCGCGGCCTCTATGTCGAGGGCCGGCTGGCGAAAGGCGTGAAGCGCGCCCGCGAGGTACTCGACCTCATGCGCGAACAGGCGCTGGACGGCCTGTCGATCGGCTTTCGCACGGTGAAGGCGAAGGCCGAGGCCAAGTCCGGCCTGCGCCGCATCGTCGAGGCGGATCTCTGGGAGATTTCGGTCGTCACCTTCCCGATGCTGCCCGGCGCGCGGGTCGCAAGCGTCAAGTCGGCCGGCGGGCGGAAGCTTCCGACGGTCAGGGAATTCGAGCGTTGGCTCACGCGGGACGCGGGGCTGACGCGAGGCGAGGCGAAGGCGGTGATCGCCCATGGCTTCGCACGACTGGCGACCGGGCAGGATGCCGGGCGCCGCGATGCAGACAACCGCTTGGCTGGACGCATCCGCGCCGCCGCCGGGCTCTTCGGATAAGAGGATCAGGAACCATGGAAAATGCGATGAAGAACGCTCCCGAGGTGAAGTCGGCGGGCTCGGGCGACGATGTTTCCGCCGCCTTCGACGAGTTCATGCAGGCCTTCGAGGCTTTCAGGGAAACCAATGACGAGCGTCTCGGACAGATCGAGCGGCGCTTTTCCGCCGATGTCGTGACCACCGAGAAAATGGAGCGCATCGACGCCGCGCTCGACGAGCAGAAGCGGATGATCGACCGCATGCTGGTGAAGAAGGCGCGGCCGGCACTGGAGGCAAGTGCCGGAACGCTCGCCTCGCTCGAGCACAAGAATGCCTTCGACGCCTATGTCCGGCGCGGCGATGAACAGGCGCTGCGCTCCGTCGAGATGAAGGCGATGTCCTACGGCTCCGGCCCCGATGGCGGCTATCTGGTGCCTGACGAGGTGGAGACGGAAATCGGCAAGCGGCTCGCCGCCATCTCGCCGATCCGCGGCATCGCCTCGGTGCGGCAGGTCTCGGGCGCGGTGCTGAAGAAGCCGTTCTCGGTGGCGGGGCCGGCGGTCGGCTGGGTCGGCGAGACGGATGCGCGGCCGCAGACGGCGGCCGGGACGCTCGCCGAGTTGCAGTTCCCGACCATGGAGCTTTACGCCATGCCGGCGGCGACCGCCTCGCTTCTCGACGATGCGGCGGTCGATGTCGAGCAGTGGATCTCCGCCGAGGTCGAGATTGCCTTCGCCGAGCAGGAAGGCGCG